TCAGTCTTTGCTCTGCAACAGGAAGCGATAAATCAGACCGCCCACTATGCCGCCAACCACCGGAACGACCCAGAAAACCCACAGTTGCTGTAAAGCCCAGCCGCCCTGGAAAATAGCCACAGCGGTGCTTCGCGCTGGGTTCACCGACGTGTTGGTGACAGGAATGCTGATGAGATGAATCAGCGTCAGGGCGAGACCAATCGCCAGCGGCGCAAATTTCGCCGGCGCGTTTTTATCCGTGACGCCATGGATAATCAGCAGGAAGAACGCCGTCAGTACCAGCTCAGTCAGGATGGCTGCCGAAAGGCTATAGCCATCCGGCGAGTGTTCGCCATAGCCGTTGGCGGCAAAGCCGCTCGCGACGGCGTCAAAGCCCGGTTTACCGCTGGCAATCGCATACAGCACGCCCGCCGCGGCAATACCGCCGATGACCTGGGAAATGATGTAAGGAATGACATCCTGAAAGGTAATACGTCCACCCGCCCATAAACCCAGCGTGACGGCCGGGTTAAAATGACCGCCGGAAATATGCCCTACGGCATACGCCATGGTCAGGACGGTCAGACCAAACGCCAGCGCAACCCCCGTAAAACCAATGCCCAGCTCAGGATACGCGGCGGCAAGCACCGCGCTCCCGCAGCCACCAAACACCAGCCAGAATGTGCCGAAAAATTCAGCCGCACTTTTTCTCAACATATTATTTGTCCTTATTTACACTATGACCGCTACGTATTTATTTAGCGGCGAAATATCATAGCGTTTAAAATAAATAACGGAACCAGGCGCTATTCTTAATCAGGAAGGAAATGTTGCGAGTTGTGCAAAAATGATGATTATTTGTGAATATAATAGATTTAAATAAATATGGCGTCAGGGAGTTGTTGGCTTTTGTTTAATAAAGAAGAGTGTGTGGAAATGTGCGCAGCATGTCGTCTCCAGACGTTTGATTATTTTGGCTTATATTCAGTGCGTCTGAATATCTCCCTTTGGAAGAGATAAATATCATTAAATCTCTCTTAGAGTGATCACCATTGCCTGGATTTACTTTCCAGTCGGGAGCGTTGTTAAGCTAACAGGCCTCTAGTTTGAAATGCCTTGCGTGCCCAAAATTGATTTTCTGTATAAATTTCGGGAGGCTGCTAATTCGATTTTTAGGCAAAAGCGCCAGGGCGTTATTGTTGATTCACATAATGGACGTGGAACTTAATAAGTTTTTACCCAACATTTACCCAGAAAAAATAAAATCTTTAATGTATCAAGACGGTCAGGCATGAACGCAAGAGTGGTGAAATCACTGTTTTATAAAATTTACGAACGGTTTCGAAGGTGAGTGAACAGCAAAATGGCGTCCCCTGCAAATGCTATCGATTTTATAAATGGCATAGGCGAATTAGACACCTTTAGGGACTGGTTGTTGGGCACGTTCAAATGTAACAAAGATACGGTTTTCTTGGTGGGCTCATGAATTCCTCTCACCATTCAACAGCCTTACAAAAGGCACTGGATAAAGCCAGGCCTTTAAAATTGACTTATACTTGCCGTCCGGTTAATTTACTTTAAAAAGTATTGTCATCGATGCTTATTTATTTGGAGTTTGTTAGACAATATTAGAGATGGTAATATTCCAGATGCTGGAAGTAAGATGACCACTTTAATTCAAGGTGTAATGTCTGGTGGGTTGGCATCTAATTCTACTGCTTTTCAAATAACCGGTAATATTGATACATCCTCATTCTAGATTCATAAGTTCAGGCTGTAAGAGATGAATGTAAAAGGAAATAGCATAAAAAGTGACTCAACAAATAATATTGGAATATTTGACTGCTTCTGAAAGTGATAGATTTATCAATAGAATGTGTATTAACAGCAAGGCTAGGTTCTGACGGAGTTCTCTCTGCCTCTGGAAGAGCTAATATCATATCTGTTATAAAAACAGGAACTGGCTCATATAGCATAATCTCAAATGCAGATGCAGACAAAGCTGACATACTTTGCAGCTTGCATGGAGAAATACTGGAGGTGTTCAGGCTGTTGCAACAAGTAATACAACAACTGTTACAACTAAGAACTCTGCAGGTGTTAATACAGGCCATTTTCGATAAAGATCTTTCTTATTTGCGGATAGCCCCTCCAATAGGGGCTAAGCAGCTTCTTGTAATCTAAAAATATTTTTTTTATGTCCAATAAACCTTCTTTCAATTAAAACCCAGGATAGTGTTGCCAGTATGAGTATTAGAGAAAAAGAAATAATAAGTGAAGCAATGAAGTTTGTTTTTGTGGTGTTTATAACTACTTGCTGTATCGGGTAAGCATAAATATACAGGCCGTATGAAATATCAAACCTTCCATTTATAATTTTATCAGAGAACATGGTGCAAAGTGGCACAATAAAGAAAGGTACTGAAATATAAAACATTAAATCATATTCATTTTTCTCGCTTATGAAAATGGCACAAAGTAATGCTATTGATGTTAGAGCTAATTTTGACAGGACATTATCCCAGTACATTCTTGTGAAGAATAAAAGAGAACCACAAAAAAATGTTACTGTCAAAAGCGACAAACGATTGAAGTCAATATCATAATTGAATTTAACACCATTTCTAACTGCAAGCTGTGTAAATACTGCAATTAAAATGACTAATACACATGAGGCTGTAACCATTTTCTTTCTAAAAAACACTACGGAAACCAGTATATATGCGAAAAACTCAAACCCTAAAGTCCATAAGCTTCCATTCAGCATCCCTCTGTGTATATAGTTTTTTGCAAACCCGTTAATATTATCAGGGTGCCATCCAAGTGTGATGTAGTCAAGAAATGCTAGCTTCGCACCGTTCGAAATAATGTAATCAATAGCTGGTCCGCTTCCAAAAACAGGGCATAAAAAATATATCATGATAAATGAGCATGCAATTAGCGCAGGGAATATTCTTTTTACTCTTTTTTTATAATATGATATTACTGATTCGGATTTTAAGTAACTTGCAGCTATCAAATATCCTGATATTGAAAAGAAAACAAGCACTGAAAAAGTTCCTAACTTTGTTATCCCAAGTACGCGAGGCTCCACCATGCCATTGAATGCAAAGTGGTGGCTAAATATAACTAATATCGCTGCAACATGTCTGGCAATATCAAAACAATTATTTCTGCTCATTAAAAAATCTTCTGTTATATAAAATATATATCTACAAGTCATTAACAAGAAAATGACATCAGGATTAGTCCGATAAGAAATGATGATAGCACTGATCTTTATGTCGATCGACACCCCTGATAGGTAATTTTATATTAATATACAGTAACCTAGGGTGGTCAGATATCGGTGCAGACAATCTATGCCGGGTAACGTCAGGTAACAAAAATTGCGCCGTGTGGCAGGGATATCAGGGATTTTGGTAATGTGAGGAAATCGCGGGTAATGATAAAAATGGCGTCCCCTGCAGACATCATGCTAAATACATAAGTGCAGGGGATTGTTGGGAAATTTACGGAGTGAATAGAATTGTGCCCGCAGTTATGCCCGCAAAGCATGTTCAGGATGCTTTTTGGAGGTCGGGGAGGTAACTGCGTTTCCATGCGAGATAGTCGCCATACAACCATCGTGATGTGCGACCGAGCTTGATCGGCTTGGGGAGTTTTCCGGCGTTTATTTGCGAGTAGAAATACTTTGCCGAATACCCAGCATCCTCCATCATAAACTTCATGTCAATGAACGAGTCGTCGCGTAGTTCTCTCATATCATTATCTCCAGGCAATAAAAAACCCGCCTAGGCGGGTCATGGTGTTAACTCAAAATTGTCATCCCACGGCGGGAATGTGCTCATCCTTCCATGCGACATGATGTACTCAGTGGCGACCGCCATCGACGTCGGCTTCTCAAACTCAAGCATGAACACATCATCGTAAGCCTTCCCTAGCCACCACCCGCCGCCGTATTCTCGCGCGCGCTGAATCAGTACCCATCGCCCTGGCGTAATGCGGTGATGCACCTCGCCTCGATAGATGATTAAGTAGTCCGAGTCTTTGCTCATGACGCACCCCAAAATAACTGTATTTATATACAGTAAATTGAGGCGGGCGGGCTGTCAATTCTTGGCAGGAGCTTCCGGTAGTGGCATCCAGTGTGTAGGCTCATTCCTTAATGAATCTCCATCAAAGAAGTAGTGATAATGCCCATCCCCTTCGTCTCCTATGCAGCCATCTTCGATATGCCCGCCGTAATCTGGGAAATATAGAAGTACGCGGGTATCGAGTTCAGGCAACCGCTCACTGCACGCTATCCAGCCAGCAGCAACCGGCGCGGGCGGTGTGATATACGCGCTAAGCACTTCGTATTTATCGTCCGTGAGCCAGGGTGCCTCCGGGTACAGCCAGCTAGCAAACTTGCCTGTTTCCTTATTCCTTCCAACGAATCCAACCGGCTCCGCCAGCTCCCGCAGCGCCAGCAGCGGCTCTGTTAAATAGAGAATCACTTCATCAGCGTCGAGCGCAATTTCAGTGCCGTCTCTCGCGCACTCAGTTGCGACATCGTGCAAAAACTGAACTCGCTCGTAATCAATTTCGCTCACGCTTCACCCCCTGTCTCAAGATTGATGCCCGCGGCGCGAGCCTCGTCCCAGGCTTTCATGTATTCCTGAATTTCTTCCCACGGCTCGCCAGCAGCAGCCAGGCCATCGATAACGCGTTGGCGCTCGTTATGTCGCTCACGAGCCTCCAGCTCAGCGATGCGCTTATGCGCGGCTTCCAGCGCATCTTTCAGCGCTTCATAATCGCTGTAAAAAACAAATTCCCCTTCCGGGTCGTTGTAGGAAATATCCTGACGTCCATAGCCGTCTACAGAATGTCGCGGCGCCGCTTTCAGTTTTGCTGTGTCGATGGTCATGCGGCACCGCCTTTAACAAAAATAATCCAGTGCGTTTTGTCGGATTTTCCTGTTCGTTGCCAGATAGCTGGCTTCTCGTCTGTGAGTTCCAAAATACGGCGAACAGGTATCTGTGTTTCGTTCCATTTGAAAATGAGCACGCCGTGTGGACGCAATACGCGAAATGCCTCTTCGAACCCGGCGCGCAGGTCATCACGCCACGTTTCCCGGTTTAATTTTCCGTATTTTTTCCCCATCCATGCGTTATCACCGACACGCTCAAGGTGTGGCGGATCAAACACTACAACAGGGAAGGAAGCATCAGAGAATGGCAGCGCGCGGAAATCGGCAACTACGTCTGGACTGATAACAAGACTGCGACCGTCGCAGAGGGTGTGCTGCTCGGCGCGGATATCGCTAAAAATTGCGCGCTCGTCTTGCTTGTCAAACCAGAACATACGGGAGCCGCAGCACATGTCGAGAATGGATACATCTGTCATGCGGCACCGCCTTGACGCAACTCGACTGCGAAATCGCTGGCAATATTTACTGCCTCATCAAGTCCTATCATTTCGTCTTGACGGCAACTTACGATTGAATTGCTAATTTTCAGGCAAACAGCATCAACAGCGCTGGCCCTTACTTCGCGCAGGAATGCGTCAGTGGCCGGGGTTTCCGGTGCATGCATAATTGCTGTTAGCATTGCGTCATGCATGCAATCAACATCTTGGCAACCCAGTGATTCGGCTGTTTTAAACTCGCGGTACATGTTTTTGAATGCATCAGTTTTGCACCACTTATTGATATCCTTCAGCGCTGCACACTCCTCCGCCAACTGCTCGCACTGCTTCGTCTTTTCGCGCAGCGCCGCGGTGGTAACGCCGAGCTTATCCGCCAGGCTGACAATCATCTTCGCGATATCCAGCAGCGGCGTATTGCTGTCGAGGCACTTCGCCAGCTCATGGCCGGCTGCGATTAATTCGTCGTTGCTCATTTCTTCGCTCCAAGCCAGCGGTTGAGGTATTTGTTGTTATTCACAGAGCCGAAGCTGTTGCGTTTCATCAATTCTTCGCGGCTCGGCATTGGAGTGTGTTTGCGGTCAGACTTACCGCCGACGGTTACGGTTAAATAATTTGCCTGGTCTCTGAACATGGTTAACTCCTTAATCGCTACGAACGTGACCGTATCGACCGAGGAAGCGGCGCATACGGTTATCTGTTTCTTCAGGGCGGCGCGGGCCTGTGGTGACGAATCCGGGGCGGAAAGATGCGGCGCTGTTTTTGTCCCACAGCAATCGGTCGGCCAGCGCATCAGCCTGGCGGATCATTCGAGCTTCCTTGCTCTCGGTTTCGTACTGCTTTCCCAGCGTCTCTTGCAGGTGTGCTTTGATGCGCGCCAGCACCTCTTCTTTGGTGCCGGAGCGTTTTGGTGGGCGTGCGTATCCCGCCCCGGGAAGAGGTGACGACATTTTGTTGGCCTTATTGGGTTAAATCAGAAGGGGGGTTGTTCGTCGAAATCCGGGTATCCGTCGTTCGCATGTGAGGCAGAGGATTGTTTCTTGCGGTTGTCCTTATCCTTCATTGTTGAAACCATGTGCTGCACGGTTTCCGCCACCTTACCTTCGGCTTTTTCCTTAAGCGTCTGCCCTGTCTGCGCAATAAACGGCAAGCGAATTTCCATCTGATAGCTGTCAGAGCCATCGCGCTTGGTGGTGAGTACCTTCTGAAGCACCAGACCGATTTTCTTTCCGTGAAACTCCGGGGCCACAAAGCTGTTCACCGACTGCATATGCTGAGTTAACTGGCGCACGCCAGCGCAGCCCATCATCGCGTGGATGACGTTAGCGCCGAATTTGTTTTCAGTGCCGTCGTTCTTAGTGGTGCACACGCTGAGATACTGAACCTTCTTGCCGTCATCAGACTCACCAGAGAATTCAATAAACCGCGCACCTTTCTCCGACTGCTTCAGCGCAGCTTCTGTGATGGTCAGGACGTATGCGCCAGACTCGTTAATAAAACCGCCCTGACCGGCGGTTAATGCAGCTTCTTCGTTGTAGGTGAAAATAACGTTGCTCATGCGGCGTTTTCCTTAATGTTATGGATGTTAGACAGTCCCCAGTAGTCACAAATGGTTGCGTCAACCATCGCCAGGTCGTTGTCAATTTCGTTGGTTTCGAACATGCCCATCGGCGACTTGACGGTGTCAGCGCCGTTGTTTTTGGTGGTGAAGAAGAACTGGTCGTCACGAGTTAGTGTGCGGAGGACGATGGTGAACATGCCTTCAACAGTGATTTTCTCGTCGAGCATCTTTCCGATCGTCTTCATCTTTACGCGACCCATTGCCGTCTCTTCCGTGTGAGCAAGGAAGTAGACACGAAGGTCGTCGGGCGCGTCCTGCGCTGCCTTGATGACCTCCCATGCGTGCCGGCCGATTTCGGTGAACTTGTCGAATGACTTCTCTTCAGATCGGCGCATAAACTCGTTGCTCATGACGTACTGAAAATCGTCGACAACGACTATGCGCTTACCGTAGTTAACGGCATTCTGAATGACCTTAACGATGACATCCCACCTGTCACTGCTTACCACCACGCCCTGCTTAGATTTGGCATCCCACGGCTTCCATTCGCGGGATTTAAAGGGCAGGGGTTTTCCTACAGGCTTAACCAGAATCACCTCTTCAGGATTCAGGTTGCGCAGGCTTGTAGATTTACCGGTGCCAGACTCGCCAAGAATTAACGTTGCAGTACCCATTATGAAAAATCCCCCGCGAATTCCTGCCACGTGATTGGCTGATTCATGCGCTCAGCCGCCAGGTTAATTTGCTGCTCTACCTCTTCTTCAATTTCAGGAGAGATGAGAGCGATGAAATCGTCGTCTTCTAATTCATGCAGCATGTTTTTTGTTCCAGTCGTCGTCCTGAATATCATTCCATCCCATCGCGATTTCCCACGCCCATTCATAGGCTAAGTGCCGTCCGTCATCCGTGTCCGGGAATGCAGATTCATAGACCTTGTTGAACTCGCGATTACCTTGTTGAACCAGAATGGTTCCGTTAACAGGCAAAATATTCATAACTTGGCACTCCGGGTTGAGAGAGGATGTCAGCCAGCTTTTTCCAGCCAGTGCGTAACTTGCGTGTGATGCGATCGAGAAGTGATTCGTGTAGCTGGAAAGCACCCATGCGAGCGCCTCCCGCGATTGCTAGAATCATGGGTGGTTCCTTTTGTTTAGATTTATTAGTAAGCGATGCGAGTGGCGAAGACTTCGCCTTTTACGATTGCGGTGATGATGCTCTTGGCAACATCACCGCTTGCACCGGCCTTGATAAGGTCAGCGAGAATTTTATTATTCACTTCTTTGCGATGCGCTTTATCTTGTGCGCGGCGCTGTTCTTCATCCTTGATTCGTTTTTCCTCTGCCAGTCGTGCTGCTTCCTTTTCTTCCGTCTCACGCCGAATACGGTCGGCCTCATCCTGAGCTTTCTTTCTCTCTGCTTCGATAGCTTCCTGCTTCTCACGCTCAGCTCGCTCAAGCGCTTCTTTGGCTTCGCGTTCAGCTTTTTCTTTTTCCTGCTTAGCAAGAAGCTCTGCCCGTGCTTTTGCAGCAATTGCGTCTTCTTCGCGCTTCTTGGCAGCAGCTATTTCTGCAACTGCCCTTTCCTCTGCCTCACGCTTGGCGCGTTCTTCTGCCTGCCGTTTGATTTCCTCTTCACGTGCAATGCGCTGGCGTTCCTGTTCAGCTTTCTTTTCTGCTAACTCATGGTCGAAAGCGTCATTCATCAGCAAAGCCATTTCATGATCGGATTCAATCTTCTTAGCTAGCTCTTCTGCCGCCCGCTTAGCTTCTTCTTGCTGCTTAATGCGTTCTTGCTCAACTTCATAATCAGTCAATGGCTGACGAGCTTTCTCCTTCAGTTCATCCAGGCGATCGCGGACTGTTTTGCGGTTTGCATCGATAAGCTTTGGAATTTCTTTCAGTTCAGCGACGAGGTTTTTGCCAAGGCCATCAAGATAGGTTTTTGTCTGCGCAACTTTATATGCCAGAGAAGCGATCTCCTTTCTGCCCTTTGCCGTAGTAACATCAGGCACAAAGGACATAACTTCACGCTCAACTTTCTGGAGAATGTCTTCAATCTGATCAGCAGATTTGAAGACCGTCATTGCATTTTCTTTCTCAATAACAACTAAATCCGTTGTTTCACTCATGGGATGGTTCCTTATGTTGCGTGTGACTGCATAGCGAAAACGCCTCGAATGAAGCGCTGTTGATATGCGGGAATGAAAAAGCCGCGCTTAGGCGGCCTTTGTCAGATCAGTGCTTTTACGATTTCTTCGGCGATTTCTTCCGCGTCGTCTTCGCCATAATTTTCGGCGAGCTTATCTACGAAATCGTCCCAATTATCTTCCAGAAAGTTGCGGACATACGGGGCATAGCAATCTTCAATTTTCTTTGACATGACATTCTCCAGGCGAAAAAAAGCCCTCCGTAGAGGGCAAACAACTTCAGGGGATAATGAAGGTTTCTCCAATAACCAGAACAGGTCTTCGTCTCCTGTAGTGGTTATGATGCGGATTGCATCAGATAACCGACTCCATGAATCGGCTATCGGCTGCTAAATTTCTTCAAATCCCCAATCCATGCGCTCCCATGCAATGTCTTTCATTACCTCTCCCTTGCCTTCATCCGTCATTTGATCCCATTCTTCACTGTCAATACCTAAATCATCCTCAAGGTCGACAACCTGCTCATACTTTGAATGGATATTTGCGCCGGAATCTAACCAAACTTTAAATTTACGTCCCATTTAATCCTCCTATTAAGATGTCGGCTATCGGCTGCTTTTCATTTGGATTCGCATTTGGCGTGCATCACAGGCAACCTCGACCATTCATCAGCCTTAGCGGTGACCTCTTTTCTGATATCTGCCTTTGTTTTTAGGGAGCCATCTCTTGTTCGATTGAAGGGGTTGAGTGTTTGATAAAACTCCTTTTTACGTTTGCAGATTCGGCCACAAACTTCACAAACCCCGCTTTTCTCTCTAACAACAGAAACCTTCTGAAACTTTAACTCCGCCATTCACTCCTCCTCGCCGATGGCTTTAGCTCGCACGCCGTGATTTTCTTGTTTCGTTTTGCCATGCAGAGGCCGCTGCCACTGCGTCTTCACCATCGAAAACCTGATTATTCGGGTCATTTTTTGCGATGACCTTCGGGCGCTTTTCGTCGATAGCCTGAAACACCCAGCTTGTTTCGCTCTCCTTGAGCACATTCCCTGAAATTAACCATCCATTTGATTTTGCGTGTATAGCCATATCTCACCTCAGATAAGTGGCTTGCCCAAAAAGAAAGGCCGACTATGCGGCCTTCAGTTTTTCCAGTTCTCTTTCAATCATTGCGGTGGTTCTTATTGCCCATTTATCGACATATTTCCCATCCTCCATTACAGGAAACATTTCATCAGGCTTAACCATACATTCCGATTGAAGCTGGCATCCATTGCATCTTTTGAATTGCCCACACCATTGATTCTTATCAATAGTCGTAGTCATACGGATAGTCCTGGTATTGTTCCATCACATCCTGAGGATGTTCATCGAACTCTTCAAATTCTTCTTCCATATCTCACCTCAAATAAGTGACTTGCTGCCAAAAAGAAGGCCGCTTATTCTGCGACCTCATCTGCGTATTCTTTGCTGGTTAACCAGCCTGGTCTTTCACCATTGCCAAGATAGAAATCAATAATATCCAGCAAGCGTGGGTAAAACTTCAGGGCCTTACGACCATCCATTTCAGCAATTTCATGCTTGCTGTATTTACGCCATTCCTCTGCGGTGTGGTTCTGGCACCCAGCTCGCACATATTCACCGTTTGTGATGCTGATGAAGTACTTCTCACCTATGATTACATATGTGAGATCAGGCAGGTTGGCATCGCACAGGTTGGCATCGCGCAGGTCGGCACCGCACAGGTCGGCACCGCACAGGTTGGCATCGCACAGGTTGGCATCGCACAGGTTGGCTTTAGATCCGTTTGCACCAAACGAAGTCACCCACACTTTGTGCTCATCCAGAATTTTTGATAATTCAGCAGAGTTCATTTTGTTAATCCTTTTGATAGTCGTAATAAGCAGGAATCGATTTGCCGCGCATTTTCTGGTGCGCGTTCATCAAGTGGGTAGGGTGGTTAACCGGATTCTTGTATGCCGGGTTGCGCTTGCGTTCGGTTACTTCCGGCTCCTGGTAATCGCGGAGAGCTACGAGCGAAGTGGCTCGGTCTGCTCTGACGCAACCAGAGAGCTTCTGTTCGATTCGGCGAGCAAGAGAAGCGTCTTGCTGTACCTGTTCAATCTTGGCGGCCCGGCGCGCTTTATATCGGCTCTTGGCAGTGCCTTTTGCTTCTTTCCAGATGATGGTTGCCATACTGACCTCCTGTTAAGTGGTTTAGGTACATGGCGCGCCAGATGCTTATCTTCTGGTTGCTTCTGCGAGCTGCAATTCGCGCCATCTCCAAAACCACCTGGGTTCTGGTCTCAACGGTTAGGTTGAGAGTTCATCGATGTTAAAGAGCGATGCCACTCAGTTCCTTGTTGCGTCTCAGCGTCCTGCTGATGGAAATGATAGTCACATATTGTGATTTAATGGTCAATCACAAAATGTGTAAAAATTTAAAGAGACACGATATGTGTATGATTTTTTTGTGTAAATAGTTTAGAGGGTTGGATTTCATTCCATAATCCCGCGCATGGTGTAGTGTGATATGCTGGATCGATTGAAAAGTAAGCGGTGGAGGTTATATGGATGACGAAAAGGCGGGTTTAATTCTGAATGCGATAGGACTTGCCGTGGTTGATTTGGTCGCGGCTCAGGTGCCTATAACCAAAGATAACCTTGTGGAAAGGTTGGAGCACAACAGGAGGGTAACCGGGAATGTTATAGGAAAGGGAGCTAACAGGGATGCTGCGGAACTGGTAAGGAAAGGGCAATAAAAAACCCGGCGCGGTGGCCGGGCTATGTTTACGGTGGCATAAAAAAGCCCAGCTTTCTGGGCTAGGCTTCTTACAGATTTAAGCCGCTTTTGGCATTTGTTCTGCCAGGTACTGCTCTTTTCTGGCTTTCATTTCTGCAACAATGTCATTGATTCTGCTTGCAATAGCTAGCATTTCAGTGATGCGATCTGTGTTAGACATTAGGTAACCTCCGTTAGAATGATGTCGTTAAAGACCATCTTTTGCGTTCTTAAGGAGTCGCGATCCTTCTGAACACAAGTCTGGGTTCTTTTCTCGTATGTTGTTGATAAGAACCTGAGCAAACAAAATGGTTTGCTTCAGCTTCATTTCACTACCTGCTATCACGTAAAGCCTTGCCAGTTCTTTATCGAGATCATCTAATGAAGGGTTGGTGATCTCATGTAAAGCGTCAATACCAATCTCTTCGAGACTAGAAGTGACAAAATCGATTAGTGCGACTACAGCAATCTTTACGCTATAAATTTGTTTTTCGTCTGCCGAAGCCTCTGCGGAAGGTGCACGCTTTAAAGACTTCAGAAATCCGTTCATTTCATCTGGGGACACTAACTATACTCCTTATATAGGATCGATCAACACGTTTTACAATCTGTGCTGTATATTTTTTGATCAGAGACGGCACTAATTGGTAAAAGGGTGGTTGACCATCCATGCCAGAAGTACCTGTGAATTTTCCCGCTATATATCCACAAAATCGGCAAACTTAAAAGTAACTTTAGGATGATTTTTTTCGTTTGTTTTAATCAGTATAGTCATTGGTAGCTTTTAAGTCACTCAGGTTTCAGAATTTGAGAAATAGCTCAGATCAATCGGTAATCACCCAAACGTCTCTTCAGGCCACTGCGCCTTAACTACCTTGCCTATGATGCGGCAGCTATGGTCGCAATCCAGGGTTCTGTATGCCGGGTTTAAAGGCACCAGGTAACTAACCCCTGCATCCTTCTCATACTTCTTGAACGTTGCCTCTGAATCACCATTTGCAGAGGCAACGCAGAAATCCCCAGACTCTACCGGCTCGGCCGGATCAACGAGTATCAGCATACCCTCAGGAAAGCTCGGCCTTACGCCCTGCGGGGCAGTCATAGAATGGCCTTTCACCTCAAGCCAGAAAGCTTTTTCGCTGGCTTTTGTGGTTGTTGGCACCCATGCCTTTGCATCGCTGGCTGTGTAGCTTCCAACCTCCGAAAACGGCCCGGCTTGCACTGAAGAAAATAACGGGTACTCATATTGGCGAAATACAGCGTCGGAATCCTCGCCAAACATTATTTTTGCCGGAGATACGCCGAGTGCAGCCCCAAGAACCAGCGCATCATCTGCACTAACCTTTCTTGTTCCTAACTCATAGTTTCCCAGGCGTGAAGGCGCAGCCCAGCCGCAAAGCTTGGCCAATTGAGCCTGGCTAAGTCCTTTAGCTTCTCTAAGGGACTTAATCCTTTCCCCGATAATTTCATGCATCGTTTTCATCCCTTAAATGTAACACGCAACGTGATTGAACTCTGTACACGAATTGAGGTTGACTGTTAATCACAAATTGTGTGTAATGGGTGTGTGATTAATGCTAGGGAGACCGCAATGAACAAAATTGCCCAGCAGCGAAAAAAAATCGGAGTTTCGCAAGCTGTACTAGCTTCGGCAATTGGTTGGGGGCAATCCCGCATCGCCAACTATGAGCTGAATATCCGTACTCCTGGGCTTAACGATTGCCGAATGATCGTAGAAGGCCTCAGGAAGTTAGGGTGCCAATGTTCTTTGGATGATGTTTTCCCTCCATCCAGTAACAAAGCCGCCTAAGCAGTACCCGCTCTTTAACAGTTCTGGCCGCTCACCTCTAACCGGGTAAGCAAAACCAAGTGGCAGACCCCACGGTCTGCGCACGTATCTATCTAAATCACAAAGGAAGAATAATTGATGGAACACGCAAATAAACGCAACGAGGCGTTACGCATTGAGAGCGCCTTGCTGAACAAGATCGCAATGATTGGCACAGAGAAAACAGCAGCAGCTGTAGGTGTCGATAAAGCGCAAATCAGCCGCTGGAAACGCGACTGGATACCTAAGTTTTCGATGTTACTTGCAGTGCTGGAATGGGGAGTCGTGGATGACGAGATGGCCCGCCTTGCTGAGCAGGTAGCGAAGATACTGACAAATGAAAAGCCCCAAACGAGCGGCAACTCGTTCAGGGCCTAAGCAAACTGTGTTACGCCAACACAATCAACAGGAGACATTTTAATGCGAAAACGCAGGAAGTACCAGGAAAAAGAAGAGATTCGGCACCCTGAATCACCTGACGGGTTGGTTGTAGCGGCAGCCAATAACAGAGCGTTCGCTGAACGGTTCATTGGTGTTTATCGACTGGCTAAGGCAGGAGTGAAGAATGGGCGTCGTTAAATTAGCAGACTACCGGCAGCAAGAACGCCGCGTAAACCAGCAGGAGGCAGCCGGTATGGGGTTTGTCTCTATACACCGCCAGTTTATGGATAGCCGACTCTACAAGGACTCTCAGGCCGTGCATCTTTGGGTGCATCTCATCCTCAAGGCAAACCATGAGGATGCCGTCGTAAACACCGATGCTGGACCGGTCACCGTTGAGCGCGGGCAGATGATTACAGGCCGCCCGACACTGGTCAGCGAAACGTTCATTCCCGACAACAAAGTAAAAAGCCTCCTGCGCAGTTTTGAGGCTAAAGGGATGATTACCGTCACGTCGATGCAGAAGAAATTCAGCCTCATTACCATCGTTAAATACGACGATTTTCAGGCTCAAAATTGTCCAACGAATGTCCAAGACTTGTCCAACGCAAACACCAGTAAAAATGCGGCTCTCAGAGCTGTTTGTCCAGGCGATGTCCAACGTTTGTCCATAAACAATAATATAAATAATAACTCATTACCTAAAGGTAATGAGTATGTCGCAAACGAGCCTGAAGAACAGAATCAAAAGCCCGTCGCGCAGAAGCCAAAAATTTCCTGCGAAGAAGTCTGGCAATGCCTGAAAGATGAATTGCCAGAAGCCAGGGGGTGGAGATGCCTCACTGATGAGCGTCGTAACCTCATCCGCACCTTCTGGGGTAAGGCGAACAAGATCGCCCGCAATCTGGATGGCAAGCCTCTCGACATGGAAGGCTTCAGGGGATACCTGAAATACATCAGCGAAAACTGCCGCTGGATGCTGGAAGACCGGCCTGACCAGAAGACCGGCAGGACGTGGCGCCGCATGAAGTTTGACAGCTTCCTGAACTCTAAGCTCTACATCGAAGTGCGTGAGGGTGATCGCGATGACCGATGACATCAAAACCCCGCCATGTAACTACGAGGCTGAACAGGCCGTTCTGGGCTCAGTGATGGTCGCCCCGGATAGCGACAACGTCCAGAAGGTGCTCGGCTTCCTGAATGCGGACATGTTCTACAGCCGGCAGCACGGCAGAATCTTCGCAGCTTTGCAGGGACTGAACGCCAAAGGCAAGGCGCTGGATATGCTGACGCTTTCAGACGCTCTGGAAATGCAGGGAGAGCTTGAACAGGTAGGCGGCTTTGCTTATCTGGCAGACATTTCCCGCAACACGCCAAGCGCCGCTAACGTCATGCACTACGCCAATGTCGTGAAGGACAAATCGACAGAGCGCATGGCAATCGAGCAGGCAACGCAGATGCTTGAGGTGCTCTACTCGCGCTCAGGGATGACGACCGCGCAGAAGCTGGAAGCGGTGCAGGCGCTGGCGATGAAGGTCGATGACAAAGCAAAAACCGGGAATCATCGCGGCCTGATGACGTTCAGGGATGCATTCAACAAATGGACTTATCAGGTTGGTGAGCGACTGGAAGGCAACCCGTCATCGGTAGGCCTGACTTCAGGGATTGAAGCGCTGGACGAAATGCTGGAGCCGAAGCGAATCGTGCGCGGATCTCTTTTCGTTGTCGGCGCGCGCCCGAAGATGGGCAAGACCACCGTCTACCAGAAAATGGCTATCCACTGCGCACTGGTAGAAAACCTTCCAACCCTCGCATTCAGCCTCGAAATGCCAACCGAACAACTGGTAGAGCGAATCATCTCGCAGCACTCCCGAGTGAAGTCTGATGTTTTTTACCAGAATGGCTACAACGAAAACCAGTTCGCCCAGGCACTAGCCATGGGTACGCAGATTGCCGACAGCAACAACCTGTACATCGACGACACGCCGGGCCTGTCTCTGGCTCACATCGTATCCGAGTCGCGCCGCATTAAGCGCGAGCGTGGCGAGGTGGGGATGGTTCTTGTCGACTACCTGACGCTCATGGCTGCCGAGAAGGCGGATACCGAGTCTCAGGCGTACGGCATCATCACCAAAGGCCTCAAGATACTGGCTAAAGAGCTTAACTGCGTTGTCGTGCTTCTGACGCAGCTTAACCGCGGCTCAGAAGCTCGCGCCAATAAGCGCCCGCTGCCGAGCGACTCACGCTCTACCGGTCAGATTGAGCAGGACTGTGACTACTGGCTCGGTATCTATCGTGAGAATGAGGATGACGACACGGTTAATCCGGCAGAAACAGAGTTGCTTTTGCGACTCAACCGCCACGGCAACACAGGCACCGTTTACGTTGAGCAGCGTAACGGGATTCTTTACGACATCGACCAGCAAGAGGCGCGTTTCCGCAGGGAAGAGCGCGAACGCAAACCGAATAAGAAAGGGGGATTTTGATGATCACTATTAGCAATGAGCAAGCAAAAGACCTGCGTAACGCATTTAAATGCTGGCAGCAGGACTATGACCCGGTAGAAGACAAAGAGCAGTACGACATGTTTGGCCTCGGCGTTGTGGCGATGGACGAGCTTCTGGCGCTGCGCAAAGAGCGGGAGCGGGCGGAGCCCACTGGCGTGACAGCAGAGCACAAACGTGTAATTCAACTGTTACTCAACGTCTGCGGTGCAGCGTTCGAGCTCGCAGACGATAGCTGTCAGCAGCTCGTTGACGGCGAGGACTGTCACGTTGTTCCCGACGATTCGTTTCAAAAACTGTCGGTTGCGCTTGATGAAATCGAAAACACTCTGCCCGGAGAGTACGAAGACACGATACTCCAGTGGGGTGCCATTCCTCGGCATGCGCTATGTGGCCTGTTGGTAGAACAGTCCGCACCGCCCGCGCCGGTTGTGGTCGACGACTCATTGCCGTTTGACCCACAGATTGCTGAGTATGAGCAAATGATGGAAGCAGAGCAGGCTCAAGCCGACACCACCGCGCAGCAGCTCGAATCGCTTGCGTTTAAGTCGGTTGTACCGGAGGGATGGAAACTGGTGCCTATTGAGCTAACAAAGGAAATGCTCAAGCAAATTCATCCTTTTGCGGAGGCAACGTGTCTTGATTGCGGGAACCAGGTGGTAGCTGATTGCGAAGACAATGTTACAGCGTCATGGAATGACATGCTCGCGGTAGCACCCGCACCGGTCGGCAAGCAGTCATCAACAGCAGAGGGCAACAATGATGGATTCGAGTGTACGCCGGTAGCAGACCTGTATGAGCTTCTGACCAAGTGCGGGGAATGTTACGGCTATACAACCTCGGCAAAAGTCGCCGCTGACTGGATTAAAGAAGGCTATTCGGCGCGGGAATACGTGAAGCTTGACCGTCTGCAGGAAGCCATGACGCAGGGTTCATCCGGGGAGGCTGATGGCTGGATTCCATGCAGCGAGCGGATGCCTGATTTAAAGCAAGAGGTTTTATGTGTGAATCGGTGGGGCGACTTTGAGGTGGCCGTTTACGATGTTGGATACATTACAGGAGAACCATTTTTCGCAACGATCGACGGGGAATTTCATCCCACCCACTGGCAACCGCTCCCCGAGCCGCAATGCAAATAACCATCGACGACATAGACACTATCGCCAGATACATCGGCACTCCTCGCTTCATCGACATCGAAACACTCACCAAACGATATCTCTTTACCAGCCAGCTGATAATGCTTCAGGCAATCAGTAAGGCGAGGTATTGAGCGGAGCAAATCCATGAAAACGATACGAGCCAAAATTCTCGCCATCATGAATGTCGGGATGGTTTTAACCACGAACGAAATATCCAGACGAACAGGGAACACACTCGAAGCAGTGCGCGTCGTACTTAACCGCATGCAGAAAGACGGCGAGCTAACCGGAACAAGCCAGAAGCCCCGACGCTGGCGCCTGGTCGATTCCGTTAATCACAGAGCCGAGCTTATCCGCTGCGTGAAAACCTTCGGCGCGCTCACTGCGATTCAGGCCAGCGAAATAACCGGACTGTCTCCGGCGTACTGCATCAACACCATGCGGGTACTGGAGATGAACGGCGAGCTGACGCGTAAGTACATCCACACCGAGCTATCAGATGGACGCAAAACGCGCTGCTACGAGTATTATCCGGCACCTGAACGCAAGCCGATTAACCAGTGCGCGCAGATAAGTCCGTTTGCAAAACTCATCACCTCACGAATCGGAGCCTGATATGAGCATCATAATGCTGGTCTTCATCGGCCTGTGCTTCATGTTCGCGGCCATCGTTAAGCAGGATGGTCTGATGTTCACAGACGCGCTGATTCTGCTGTGCAGTGCATTCGTATTGGCTAAAGAGGAGAAGCGCCGTGGATAAGAGCAGAGAGCAGTTTGAAGCTTGGTGGTGCCAGTATGCCGACGAACCAATTGAGTATGTTAAGGGGCAGCGTTCAACTATTGGTGGGTATTACAACGAGTTTATTGATCGTGCATGGCATGCATGGAAGGCATCGCGTGAAGCGGTAGAGATTGAACTCGATGCCAAAGTGATGGTTGAAGACGAATTCGACAAAGGCCACAACTGCGCCATCGACTACTGCGCTGAATCCATCCGCGCCGCCGGTCTCAAGGTTAAGGGGGAGTGATGACTAAAGAAGAGCAAACAAAGTTCATTATGAAACTGTGCGATCAAATGAGAAGCCGGCAAATCCCTGACCTGATGGAGTTGTGGCGGAAAACTGAGGAAGGATATCGTCGACAGCTAAGCCAGTCTGGATATTCAAATTGCACATCATCATACAGAACAGGATATAGCCTATACACATATTGAGGCGCATCATGAGGAAACAAACGTTTGAAATCCGCACACCGCTAGTCCAGCAGAACGCCATCCGCACCATCCAGCAGCTTTACCCCGACCCCGAAAGACCTCTCATCGTAACCATTCAGGAAAGGACCAGAAGCCTCGACCAAAATCGTCGGCTTTGGGCGACCCTGCGCGATGTTTCGGAGCAAGTCGTCTGGCATGGCGCAAAACTGAATAGCGAAGACTGGAAGCACATCTTCACTGCGGCGCTTAAAGGTCAGCGCTCAGCGCCGGGAATTAACGGCGGCTTTGTCGTGCTCGGGCAGTCGACCTCAAAGATGCGAGTGAGCGAATTCAGCGAACTTCTGGAGCTGATTTACGCATTCGGCGCAGAGAGAGGCGTCCGGTGGAGTGAAGACGCTCAGGAAGCTATTGAGTGGGCTAAACGAACAGGAAGGAAGGTGGCAGCATGAAGCGATGCTACAGATGCGGTGAGCTGAAAGGCGATTACCGATTCCGCCCTGACCAGTCGTACTGGTTTCAGTGGTGTATCCGGTGCGAGCGCTCTCCGATAGGTCAATTTCCGCTACCTCAGACTCAGGAGGACGTATGGCGCGACAGCGACGAAGTATCACCGACATAGTCTGCGAAAACTGCATCTACCGCGTTACCCACCGAAAGAAACGAAAGCCAGAAGTCTCCCCGTCCGACATACCTTCATTCCACTACACCGCGCACCTAACCGACATCCGTTGGTTGCGTAGTCGCGCCAGGAGGAAACATGCTTAGCCCCATCCAAACCCAAGCATACGAGCAGCAGAGCATAGCCAGAGCTCTCTGCGCAGGATGCAGCAAGCAACTGGAGCCGGATGAAACGCACTGCTGTGAAGAGTGCGTAGCGCAGGCTATCTACTATCGAGACCCGAATCATTTTGTGGCGGAGGATGAAGATGAAGAAAACTCATCGTCGGCGTTGTAAAAACGAAGAGTGCAGAGAGTGGTTCCACCCGACATTCGCCAATCAGTGGTGGTGCGGACCGGAATGCGGCGCAAAGATAGCGCTTGAGCGACGAAGCAGGGAGCGCGACAAAGCACTCAAAGCAGCAGAGAAGAAACGACGAAGAGAAGAACAGCAGCAGAAAGACAGACTCAAGATTCGAAAGCTCGCCTTAAAGCCCCGCAGTTACTGGATTAAACAAGCACAGCAAGCCGTAAACGCCTTCATCAGAGAAAGAGACCGCGACCTTCCCTGCGTTTCGTGTGGAACGATGAGCGCTGCTCAATGGGACGCTGGCCATTATCGAACAACGGCCTCCGCACCACAGCTAAGGTTCGACCCTCGCCAAATCTGGAAACAATGCCAGGTATGCAATCAGCACAAGAGCGGGAATATCGTCCCATATCGTGCTGAGCTGATCCGACGCATAGGCATTGAGCAAGTCGAAGACATTGAGTCCAACCACAACCGCCACCGCTGGACTATCGAAGAGTGCAAGGCGATTAAGGCGGAGTATCAGCAAAAGCTTAAAGACCTGCGCAACAGCCGGGAGGAGGCCGCATGATTATCGTTCAGACAGTTCCTCGCTTACTTCTGGAATGTAACGGATGCCTCAGCGAGGTGGCCCGTAAGCTTTCATGCCACCGCGATACCGCCAGGAAGTACATCGGTGACATTCACGCTAAGCGCCACGCAGTCATTAATGGCGTGCTGATGACCAGCGCCCGCTCGCATGAGGAGGCTTCATCGTGACCACAGTAACCAGTATCGCATTAGCTCAGCAGCGCCAGAAGGATAAGGAAATGCTTGAGGCTGTTGAATGGCAGCTTAACAACATTCACGAGACCGAGCGGCGCTTAAAGGACATGCGTAAGGAGCTGGAAAACCGGCTCGGTATCAACAAACCAGAGGGAGGCGATGCAGCATGAGACTCACACCAGTATTCGGCATGGTTAACTTCATCGACGATGCTCACTTTCGCCGCGTGTGGAAGCATCCGAAGAAAACCATCAACTCCCGTCAGAAAGCGTGGGTGCATTACATGCTTCAGGTATGGGGCAAAGTTAATGCAGGAGACGATTCGCCGGCCGGAGCTGTCAACGTTATCGGACGCCTGATGATTAGAAGTCAGTGGAGCGATGATAAGGCTAAGCAGATAGAAAGCGTTGTCATGCGGCTATACGAGGAAGAAGGCTTGCGGGGCGATGCTCTGTATCAGAAAGCTCGCGAGCTGGTCATCCCGCAATCTTCATTCAGCAACATCATCGCTCTCGCCAAAGAATCAGATGATGCTGCGTTTGTTGAGCGCGTAATGGTTAAAACCTTTCATCGAGAAAGTCCCGTCCGCGATGTAGCTATTAAGCGATATTGCAACCGCAATTGCACGCAAGATATCGCCAGGCTGATGAGCCATGCAACGGGGATGGATGTGCAGTCATGTCGGCGTCGTGTTGTCTGGTGCGAGAATGTGCTCGACTCGGAAATATTTTTCGCAATGAGGCGTGAAATTGAGAATGAATTTCCTCAATTAGCGGCTTAA